CCAGCAGAATGTAAAGCCAAAATATTATTCAGCGATGCATAGCCCCAACCAGTTCTATCTTTATAATTACCGATGTAAAGTGTTTTCATTTTGTAACCTTTGTATTCTCATGTTTTCCCATTGATTATGTGTCTGTCTCATTTTGACCATATATTCATAAGCTTGTTTTATATCAAATGGACTCCAGTTTCTGATCCCAGTTTCCAGATGTGACTCATTAAAATACCAGTCTTGACTCGTGTTAGTCGCTGTGCATCTATAAAGTAAATCTCTCAAAGTCCTTTTCCACTGGTGGTTACCTATCCATTCTGGTTTCCTAAGAACAGATTCAAACAGAAAATTAGCTTGATCCTTGATGGTTAGACCTTCTGGGATAGAGGCTGCAGGCTCAAAGAGTCTTGCGGGAGAGTACCAAGTCGTAGATGGATCTTTGACTGGTGTTGAGGCAAAGTAGTTAGCCCAGATATCGGCAGTTTTATCCCAGTTGTACCTCTGTAAGGTTTTTTGTCTCATGCCAAAGCCTAGCTGTTTTAATTGTTCTTTACGCATACTATAAAGCTCAATAAGTTTTACTAGAGTAAACTCATTGCTAGGGATAGCCCTCTTACATCCCGTTTCGCATTCGGTCTGCAGCGTGAGTAAAGGAATTTTTATTGCGCCTATGTTATCTCCGACTGAATCCATGGCGGAGTAGGATACCGTCATGATTGGAACTCCAGATTGACTTGCCTCAAGCTGCGGCATGCCAAAGCCTTCACTGTTTGCGTATTGTATATAAAGGTCAAAGAAATTATATATCTTAGCAAGCTCTTCTTCTTCGATTTTATTATTAACGCCTACAAGTTCGTTTCTAAAAGAATTGCATGCTCGACAATGGTTTATTGTATCCTTAAAGAATGAAGGTTCTATATGTCCACACTGCTTGCATTTGTACGTAAACAAAACCCTATTTGTGAGATCATATTCCTGTAAGAGGTCAGGAATCTCCCAACCCACATCTGGAAAATATGTATGACAATACAAAAAAGCGTTGCTGGCTTTTGTGGTGTCCAAAAATTCTCTAAACGTCTTGAATAAATCAGGATAAAGTTTACGCCTTTGATTTCTCATTACTGTGCCGACAATAAATGAATTTGCGTCAAGGCCTGCAGCCTCTTTGTGTCTTTCTTTATCGGCTACAGGACTATAATTTTGACTAGCGCAGGGAGAGGCAATATCGACAAACTTCATATCTCTACACTGGCCTAATAGAACATCCCTACCAAACTCTGAATACGCAAATACAGCGTCAGCAGAAGCAAAGGTGTCAATCCATTGTTTGTTTTGAGGGAACGCATCTACAGTCGGCATGATTGTCCAGCTATAAAAATCTCTATACGTAGATCTTTGCTGGAATTCAAACATCCACCAATCACGAATATCCATAACAAAGTCAGGCTTGAAGTCTAGTAGCACATGATTAAAGGTATATTCACCGAACTCATGCGTAGGAGACGCTTTGTATGTAGCCCATTCTTCTGAGTTTTTGTCAGGCTGGTTTCCATATATTTTCCAACCTTTAGCATTTTCTTTGACCATATTGTCGGTAGCATAGCAGGCGAGCTCAGCAACTTCAAATCTTGGGTCTTCGTGCAGTCTGGATAGGACTTCTTTTGTATAAACAGAATATCCTGTTGGCAGCCAGTGAGCCTCAGTGCATAGAAGTATTTTTTTAGCTTTCATATCTTTGTATTTTCCCTACCCCAGAATAGAATAAGTTATAGTATTCTTTTTTGCTTAATGTTAGTGTGTCACATATTTCTTTTCTGTTGAATCCCTGTGACTTCATTTCCAGAATAAATGATTCTATAGGTAGTAACCTCTTAGAACAAGACGCTAATATCTGCTTGAATTCATCTACATAGCTTTTGTCTTCGTGGCTTATTGAAACAGTAGAATTAGTCACATTATTGTTTTGCCATCTTAACTCTTTTCTTAGGAACCTATTAAGATGGTTCTTTACCGAAGAAAAGACATATGGTCTAAGAGGCCCTATATTTTCATCAAAACTCGTAATAGCATTAAAATAACCAACAAATGCGACCTGTAACAAATCTTCAAATTCAAAAGACTTTGCGTGACCGCCAAACTGCACAACCAAAGAAATTATAATATCAAAATTATCATCTATGGAAATGCAATTATTCTCCTTCATCATCTTGTCTGTCTTTAAACACTCTAAAATTTTGAACCCTGAATGTAACCTTTTGTCTTGCTTGACCGTTTGAGTCATTCCATTTTTCCTGTCTGGCTATAGTAGAAACAGCAATCATATCGCCCTTTTTGCACAACTTGTGAATTGTTGTTGCTCCACTATCCCAAGCAGAAAAATCAAAGAAGTCAACACGTTTAATCTTATTACCGTTCTTATCTTTTCTATGCTTTTCGATAGCTAACGAAAACGTTGCCAGCTGAGTTGAGCCAACATCTTTGATGACCGGATCTGCTGTTAGTCTACCTACAAAATTACAATTATTCATAAAAATACTCCAAATACACTATATATTAACTACAAGCTAGGCTTGAGACACTTTGTTTATTATCAAACTAGTGTCTTTTTTCTTAGAAACCTGACCCATCACAATGACGGTATTACCCTCATATAGAAGTTGCTTGTTCTCTTCGTAAGCATCTGGGAACACTATTGCAGAGTCCAGACACGCTGTCGAATCTTCAACAGACATAAACGCCATTATCTGTCCGGGATTTTTACCGTTCTTAGTTTTATACTCACGCAAAGCATTAATATGAACAGCAAGATTGACGCTTCCTGTTTTGCCTTGAGCTATTTCTTTGCATGTAGAATTTACTAAAGAGCTTTCTACCGCATCAGTCTTTGAGTAACTTAGAGCCGTTCCTAAAAACTTTATTTCTAAGTCTGCGATTTGTTCAGGGTGATCATTTAACTCAAACGGAGGAGACTCTACAACATTCCTCAAATCAAAAACCTTTACAAGTCTACGAGAGGTAATCTTAAGATTATTTATCATATTATCTAAAGACTCCACAAACGTATGGGTTGGATCATAATTTTCTTCTAACCATGATCTCTCTCTGGCAGATAAATCTTTGTAGCTCTTGTATTCATAAAGCATCTGATTTCGATGCATGCGGTTTTTAGTTCCATTGAAGGCTCCAACATTTATTAGGGACTCCATTGAGGTCTTGTTTATCCTAGCGCCCAAATTGAACAATACATCACACCAAGAAAAGTGAGTAAAGGGCTTTTCCAATTTTTCTTCTAGTTCTGGTATGGCATCTAACAACTTTACGGTTTCAGAACTGCCAACACCTTTAACGTTATTCACTCCGAAATATATCTTCTCATCAGATATAGTGAAATTATTAAAAAACTTTCCAAGTCTTGGTGGCATGACTTCTATGTCGTAAAGTTTGGCATCTGATACCAATTCCCTTACCTCTGTGTGGGGATCTGGCTTTCTATCTGCATGACCAAGATAAGCTTCAAAGAACTCCATCTTGCGGTGTACCTTACAATATGCGCTTCGGTAAGCATTAACAGCATAAGAAACAGCGTGAGATTTATTAAAGGCGTACCTATTAGACTTCTCAATCCAACCAAAGATTTCCTCTGCTGCTTCTTTTTCTAATCCACCGATAGAAATAGCCCCTTCGATAAAAGAACCTTTGATCTGATTCATAAGACCAGCTTTCTTTTTACCAATAGCTTTACGAAGACTGTCTGCTTCTTTAAGATCAAACCCAGCCAACTGTTGAGCGATTTTCATGGACTGTTCCTGATAAACAAGAACGCCATAAGTTTCTTTCAAAATTGGTTCAAGATTTTCATGCAAATACTTAACCTCATCAATACCAGCTTTACGGTCAACATAATGCTGTGTCATTGATTTGCCTTCAGTGAAAGCCTTCAGACATCCGGGCCTAATCAAAGAGATTAAAGCAGCTAGTTCTTCGATACTTCTAGGCTGAACTCTTTTAGCCCAAGATCTACCAAGTTGCGACTCTAACTGAAAGACACCTTTTGTTTGTCCTTCACAAATTAAATCCCAAACATTAGAGTCATTATAGTCATCAATATTAAACGTAGAATTCTCCATTCGCAAACGCCTTTTCAAATTTAGTCTTCTGTGAAATGTTCCGCTGGAACTTCAAAAATTTAATCAATATATTAGCTGTGTCTTTAACGTCCTGTAACGCATCGTGAGCGTTCTGCTTGCTCTCTTCTGGAAAACCCATATAGTCTCGCAGAAAGTCCATGCTAAGACTCTTGAAATCTTTATTGTTCTCAGTCCAAGAGAAAACCATGTCCATCAAGTCCAACTTAAAGATAGGATTGAATACAGTCTGACGACCTCTTGAGTCGGTAGTCCCGTGCATGTCACACATACGCTGAACGATTGGTAAGTCAAAGCCAATGATATTGTAGCCTGCAGCAATAGGAGCAGTGTAAGAGCTTTTCTTGAAATTAAACTGCATACAAAAGTCTTCAAACTTTTTCCAAACAGTTTTTGGTAACGGAGCTTTTGCCAAAGCTTCTCTGGTCTTACCAGTAATCTTCAGTGCCTCTTCTTCTAGAGGATCAAAACCAGCCTCAATCGCTTTCTTGTCATCAAGAATAGGTCTAATCTCGCTATTGAAAATACCATTGGGCTGAATTGTTAGTTTGCGTCCATGCAAAGCAATAGCGGCAACTTGTGTCGGTTGTGTCTTGTGTGGATTTCTAGACCCTGTTTCAAAGTCAAAAACAATTATATCTCTGTAATTCATCTAACCTTACCTCTTAATTCAATAAATTTATCAACTGCTTCATTGATGTCATAAAATAGCTTACTATACAAATTCTTTTTATTGTCTGAATGTACTTGGTAAACGCCATTGAGTCTACCTCTGAACTGAGGAAGAAAATGCCTTAGATCACAAAGGCTAACATTTTTATATTCAATCGCGCAGCCAGAAAACAGAACTGACTTATAATCTTCTTTAGTGCTCATCTTTAATCTCCATAATTTTACTTAGTAGGTCGATGCCTAAAATATCAAATTTAACATGTCCTTGATCTTCAAGGTCTCCCATTTCAAATCCAGCCACAAGGTTCTTGTGCCTATCTTGAACCATAGGACAAACCTCTCTCAATTTATTAGCCGATATAATAACTCCCGCCGCATGTTTGCCCTGTGATTTAATTGTACCCTCGATGTCAATGGCTTGCTCAAAAATTTCTGCCAAAGGCCCGATTAAATCTCCTTCTTGATTAACCTTACACCATTTTCCTAGATCGCTAGGCTGATAAGTAAGTGTCCATTTTATTAGTGATTTTTCACCGCTTTCTTCAATTAGGTCGGAGACATCTGCTTCATTGGGAATATTCTTTGTTATATCATTCATCTCAGCGAAAGAAACAGCATTTGTGATACGCATTATTTCTTTTAGTGCCGCTCGACCCTGTAACTTATTAAAGGTTAACATCTGAGATACATTATCTTCTCCATACTTTGATTTAATATATCCAATAACCTCATCTCGCTTTTCTGCTGGAACGTCAACATCAATATCAGGTAAGGATACATGATCTTCAGTGTTACGCCCTGCATTATAAAATCTTTCAAAAATCAAATCATATTCAATGGGATCAATTTCTGTAATCCCAATCAGATAAGAAATCAAACATCCTGCAGCAGAACCTCTTCCGGGGCCCGGCAACCAGCCCTGTTCTCTAACATGGTTTACAATATCCTGCACGATTAGAAAATAACCAGACAAGTCTGCATCAAAAATAACATCCATTTCATTCTTGATTCTATCAAGATACTCTTGTTTCCTGTCTTCATTATCTATTTTTCCTGTTTCAGCAAGTAGACTGCGCCACCCGTCCCTACATAACTGTTTCAAATATTCATCTTCAGTGTAGTCGTCAGGACAGTCAAATTTAGGAAGCATTGGCTTGCCTAAGATATTATACTCCTCACATTGTTCAGAAATCTCAAACGCTTTTGTTATAACATCCTCAGTGTATTGATTTGACGCCTCTTCTGGCGAGATCATATAATACTTGTCTGAACTAAAAAAGCCTTTTAACTTTTTGAAACCATCTTGCTTGAGTCTATCTTTAACTTTGCCCATTGTGGTTTTCATTCCAGAACAAAGAAGTATTCGATGTAATTCTGCATCTTTTGTATCAGCATAATAACTAGGCTGCTGCTTTAGATCGTCAATACATATTAGATTCTCACTATGAGACTTTAAAAGCTTGTTGACAACATCATCACTGTAAGAGTTTTTCTTAGAAACTAAGTCAATAAGATCAAACCAACCTTGTTTGTTCTTGGCTAATAATGTCATTGGCTTATGGCTTTCAAACTCAAACGTGCAACCAATAATAGGTTTGATATCATTCTTCTTGCAAGTTTTATAAAAGGCGACAGCACCAGAAATAGTATTTATATCTGTGATCGCACAAGATTTGTAGCCAAACTTCTTACACTTGGCTACAAGTTGTTCCGGCTTTGAGTAGCCTCTTTGCAGACTAAAGTGAGTTTTATTGTTTAGTGGAATCCAATTCATGACAATCCTTAAATTTATTCAATTCTGAAATAGCAACATTATGACAATCTGCTCTAACAACAAAGCCATTGGAGGGATCTTTCTGACCCTTTGTTAGCTTGCGAGCTTTCTTAAAATAATCATCGTGAGTCAACCAACCTAAGACCCACGCTCTACCCCATCTTTTGTTCTTATTCTCAATCCTGACAAACACATATCGGTCGCACTTTTGCTTTGTATTAAAGTTGGCGACTGAACAATCATAATAAGGTTTAGGTGGAGAAGTACATCTCTTTGTCTTTACATCATACTTAGTTCCATCTTGTGCAACCAAGTCATAATCATAAGTGTTATTAATTGTACCACCTATAACTACATTTGCAACCTCTTCTCCTAGAAATCCAGCAATATTTCCGTCGCCTTTCATGATGGAGTTTTTTATGACTCCCATCTCTCTAGACTTTGCCCATGCGCTTTTTTTCATTTCTTCTGTAATTTTTACTTCAATCATTATCCGGGAGCCTCATAATATCCAACATCGAAATCTTCTCTTGTACAGTTTTGTATTGTGTCTAGCATACCAAATTGATCTAAGTGATTACTGACATGTCGGCACATGCTTTCATTAGTTCCGGGCCAATCCGTCTTACAGAAGTCACACAACTTAGTACACTTCCAGTGAGCCTGATTTCTAGATAGCATTCTTGGACGAGTCGTCTTCTTGATTTCTTCAAATCTATCCTTTAGCATACCCAAAAACTTTTGTCTGTCACTTTCTTCAAAACAGATACTAAACGGGCCACCATCTCTAATGAAATATATCGACATAATTGCGTCTTCATATTGAGGGAAAAGTTTAGAAATTGCATAATGATACAACATTAACTGTGGATCTTTACACAGCTTTTCATAAGTCTTCTCTTCTCCCGTAGCCCAGTTAAGTCGGCGTCCTGTCTTCCAGTCGATAACTTCAATTACTCCATCAGATACTTCTGTTACTAAGTCAATCGTACCCTTGATAGCAAGTTGGCCTTCTGCCTTTGTCCCGTCTGGCATATCATATTCATATTTAGCCCAGTCTTCTTCGATGGCAATATCAAATTGAGGTTCAGCCGCAACAATATTACGTTTTCTTGGGTCAAAATTGCCGTCATCATAAGTTAGGGCTTCCCATGTTGTCTTATCACAGAATTTATAGTCTGCATTAGTATAGTGATGAGAGCATGGTACAGTATAATGGTCGTAGCTACGCTTAAGGATTTCGTTTACAAATTTCTTTGTTCCGAGTCTACGTTTGGTAAACTCGACCTCTCCGATAGCGTCATCCTTAAGCAATAGCTCTTGACCGTCTTGGTGCAATTTCTTACATCCAGCCAAGACTTCCATAACCTTATGTACAACCGTTCCCAATTGAGCTTTCTTGCCTGAAGTAGTTTGATGACCTAAAACATAGGTCATAAAATATTGCATCTGGCAGTACTCAAAATTATTATAACTAGAACTTCTTATGTATGTAACTAACATATTATTCCTTAATTTTCATGATACCACCAACGATCTGTGGCCCATCCTCTTGTGGTGCTGAAGGTTCAGTAGCTTCGATTACACTACCGAGCCAACCCCAGCTTTCAAGTACAGACATTATCTCTACATTAGTCTCATGCAAAGTTAAATCCTTATTATCTACAACGGCGTCATAATTTTCTATAAGTTCGCTTTCAGCCTCACTACTGTGTCCATCGTTATCAACACCTCTAGTGAGCCGAATAACTTTTCCTCCAGCCCTTTGCACGGCGTCAACTTCATTTTGGAATCTGCAATCTGAGATAACAGCTATTAAAGGTTCTTCGGTGCGTATATTCTTGATTGTATGTTCAGTCCAAATGTCAGGATGAATTTTTCTGCAAACATCTGTTCCAAAATACTGCATAAACTCTCTAGCTGTCATTCTGCCTTCATCGTTCCCTTCGTATCCGGGCATATTCTCCCAGCGGAACCAAGTCAGTGTATTCTTGTCTACATCTGTACCATAGCACTGAGCTCGACTAATACCAAATAATCCACTACAAATTTCTTTAAGAGCGCCTGCAAAAGAATAGTGCTTGATGAAAGGCCAAATGTTTTCAGCCGCCCATAACCCAAAGTCTAAGTCTGTTCTAGTAACATCCAAAACACCTTTGTTCGTTTGGTCAGAACCATCAGCATCAGTAGAGATAGTATCTACTATTAGTCTTCCTTCTTCATCAATTGCAAAGTCTTTAACAATATTGTAAGACCTCATTTGATACCCGTGTAAGAAAGAGCAAGCTGAATTTTTACCAGACTGTTTTCTGCCAGCAAACGCCAAAATTCTTGTCATCTATAAAACTCCCTGTAACTTATTAATAATTTGATCTTGTATTTGTTCGACTGTCATATCTCCCACGTCCTTCTGGTCGATTTCTGGTCGGTAGTAATTGAATCGTCTTCCGCATCTTTTTAGTATTTGCTTTGCTGCTTTTTGACCAGCCTCATCGTAGTCTGTTAGTATAACTACGTTTCTGGCTCCGCTTCTTTCTATTAGAATAAGCTGATCCTCACTTAGGCTAGCGCCAAAAATGCCGACAGTATTGGTAACGCCAGCCTCATGCATTCGCCACACATCACCCTGACCTTCTACTAAAACAATAGTGCCTTTTTTCATTATATCATCTTTAGCCACATTGTACCCATACAAATATGAACTTTTCTTGAACCCTTTGCTATGCAGCCATTTTGGTTTCATGTTTTGGTAAACAGCTCTGCCTATACATGCTACATACTTATTATTTTCATCATAAATCGGAACCACAACACGGCCAGACATTGGCTTGCCCCTACCTATGCACATGCCGATATCAAATTTCTCTAGAGTTTCTGATTTATATCCTCGATCAATATAATATTTGGACGGTATGTCAAGCTTATCAACTATTGTCTCTCTATCTACAGACTGTTCGTGTCGCACGGGCTCTCTTTGAAAAACCTCAAGTATCTTTACGACACTATAGTTTTCTACTGGCTGTTCAAATTCTATAGTTTCTGGATCTAATCCCAAGAACTTACTACAAAAATAGAATGTTTCCAACACTCCAACTTCTCGGGCTTTTCTATTTGTTAGCAAGCCTCTGACAAAACCAAAAGTATTCTTTCCATAGTCTTCATGGCAATTAGCAGTCCAGCAATTCCAATTACCTTTAGAGCTTACCCCGTCCGTAAATATAGAACAGCCTTCGGGATTATCGCCACCATGAATTGGACACGGGAAGGCCAACCTGTTTGGGTACTCAATGTAATCAATTTCAAAGTATTTTAGCAAGTCTTCAACTCTAGTCGAGAGCTGGTTAGACACTGCTAAGATCTGTTGATTCGTTAGTCGTTTGTTCAAAACCATCATCCTTAATTTTACTTGTTTTATGGGCTTCATTTCTTGTTTGCCCTTCTACAAGTTTACCAAATTTACCAAACATGTTCATATTTATATAGTCTCCGTCATCTAATCCGGCTCCATGACGAGCTACAATCGGTACTAGCTTTCTATTGCCATGATCTTCGCCGTCATCCGCCATCTCTTCATCTGACTTCATCTTAAATATTGTGAAGCTAGTACATAACCATATAAGCCTATCAGACCCACTAACGACATCTGTAGACTCCTTAGTAATACCATCTCTATTTAGCTGCACAAAACTCAAACAGGGCACATCATGCTTCACACAGAAGTTATGTAGTTGTGTGATCTGAAAGCCCAACACTTGAAACTCCTGCATAGAATTAGAAATACTAGCGGAGTTCATTAATTTCAAATAGTCATAAATAATAATACAATCATTTGTTCTGCCATTCTCATCAAACCCAACTTCTTGATGAATCCATTTTCTCATAATCGCAAGTATGTTTTCAAAAGGCTGACCAGCAATACTAACATAATGATATGGGATATTCTGAAGCTCTTCAGCGGCTTTCTCTACTTTCTCAATGTCTAGATCATTATTAGCGAACTTGCCGCTCGCCAGCTTGTTTATTTCAACACCACTGACATTCGCAAGCATGCGATTAAGATGATCCTCTTTAGACATTTCTGTATCTAGCATCAAGACTGGTATGTTTAGATTTCTGGAGACATGCATCGCTACAGCATCACCAAACATCGACTTACCGACTTTAGGTCTTGCAGCGACAAGATCTACGCACTTTCTACGGATTCCTCCTCCGATAGCCTCATCGAAACGAGGAAAGCCAGTGCTGATGCCCAACATTTCATTTTGATTCTCTTTTAAGAACTCAACATATTCGCTGACATCTTCACCAATGATCTTGGGCTTGTTGTCTGAGCCTTGATATATTTTGGATGTCGCATCTAAAATGGGGGTCTCAATCAAAGAGATGATTTCAGTGATGTCTTCATCACCATTAATTTTGTCAACCTCCAGTGAGCATTTAGCCAAAGTCTTCTTAACATCGCGAGCTATCTTCAGCTTCGCTAATTTTGCTCCGTTGACAGGAATGTTATCTTCTAAAATCGGAGTGTCAAATAAGTATCTTAAGTATCCAGCCTCTTCTTTGATTACATCATAATGATTGAGCTGGTTTGCAGCAGATAGTAGCGAAGAAAGTTCTGCCTTCTGCGTTGACTCAAGAGACTTCTTCAGGCAGTCAAAGATAACTTGGTTGGTCTGATCCATAAAATACTCGGTGCTGATATACTCAACCTCAAGCATTGCGTCAATTCCATATTGACATAGACCAGCAAGCACAGCAGATTCAGCCGCTGCGTCTTCTAATTTATTTTCATTTTGTTTAATTCGTACCATAATAACCCCATATTGGCCATAGCATAAGAAAACCACATGAGTGCATGTGGGTAATCTTTTTGCTTTATACATGATCCGCATACAATTACATACATTGCAGCGGAAACAGCGATAGCTGTTATGCCTAAATTCATTTACATTCCTCTAAAGATATAGAACCCCATACAAATGGTAGCGCTTAAAAATACACCAAGTAGAAAATCTTTCCATTCTAAAGTTAATGTCTTTTTCATTATCCAAAAAATCCTTTGATCTTAGTTAGAATATCACCACCTCCAAAACCACCTTTGAAGATAACTAGGTATGCTACTATAGCACCAACTATAATAAAAAACAACCACTTTCTCTTAGATGCGACAGCATAAATCTTCTCTTTTACTGCATTGATCTTCTCTAATCGGTAGTTTCGCTTCTGTTCAACTTTTTCTTTTCGATCCTCTTTGCGATCTTCCTTTGCTTCTCGTCTAGCTTCTCCTCTAGTTCTATCCTCTTGTGGAGTCGAGGCATCTTCAGCAACTTTTTCTTTATTCGCTGCCGCTTTTCTTTCGGCAATAATTTGTTGTAACCTATTAAAAGGCATATTTATCTCCCGCTACTTCCGAAGCCGCCATCTCCACGATCACTATCGTCAAGTTTATCGACCTCTAAAAATTCAATATCTTCAACTTTTTGTATGATTAATTGAGCGATCCTATCGCCCGGATGAATGTGCGCTAGTGTATCAGATGTGTTAAGTAAACAGACTTTTATTTCACCTCTGTATCCAGAGTCGATTACACCAGCAAGAACATCAATTCCCTTTTTAACTGACAAGCCAGATCTTGGCCAAATAAGACCACAGTAACCGTCAGGAATCGCTATAGATATATCTGTAGAGATTAATCTTCTTTTATGTGGATAAACTGGCTGTGATGTATTGGAAGCATATAAGTCCCAACCAGCATCAGACTTATGAGCCTTAGTCGGTACAGTAGCTTCTTTGCTAAGCAACTTGACTTTTATCATTATCTTCTCCTCCCAGCCAAACAGGCATCACACACGAACCATTCTCTTCTGTGGGACTCATGCACTTTGAAAGTTTCATTACACTGTTGACACTTCTGGGGAAATAACTTGCTAGGATTTCTTCTCTCGGTTGGAGTGAACTCAGGAGTTTCTATATCCATATGTTCAGTCCTATCGTCAACAAACTGGTTCTCTCTTGCCCTTATATCACTTACGGGAGTTCTAGAATTTTCAAGAGACTCTCTATTTACTGCAAAGTCATCAGCAACGACTCTCTGAGGTGGTGTCTTTTCCTTTTCCACGACCTGTTTTTCTTCAGGTTGAGCAGGCGCTTGGGTTTCAACATCCACCTCTAATAGAGAGTTTGCCATGTTTATTAAATCTTCGTCATTAAGAGCGATACCTTTTCTAAGTAGCTCTTTTGCTGTATCAATTATCGACATTAGTAACCTCTTCTCTTGCCTAAGTCTTGTAACAATGTCGCCATCCTTTTAATGTTATCGACTTTTCCAGTCAATCTATTCAGTCTGGCTTGTGACATAATTTTTAATCTATTTAATTCTGTCGCCATTGGGTTTTCTTTCACCGCAGAATAATATCTTTCTTGCCATTTTGAATATTGGCCGCCGTAGTTATGTAACTTATCTCCAATCATAAACCAAATACTATCGTCACAAAATTCAACAACAGTCTTCTCTTTATTATAGACACCTTGCAGGTATTCTGCATGAGCAAAAAGAATAAAGGAGTAGGATAAGCACTTCTCCTGCCCTAAAGATCTAACTTGTTCTGAGGTTAGCGCCATTATAGACTCCACCTCTTCATTCTGTTTAGACAGATCTGCATTTCTGTCTTCAATCCAGTCATCTACCTTTGAAAGGAATTCTGTTACCTTTTGTTCGTTAGTCAAATTTAGTTCTCCATTCATCCTCAGACTCATTATAATTTAACTCAATGAGCGTCATATCATTTAAGTCGCACCAAGCTCTTTTATCTTTGTCTCTAGCTTGGGCCTTGAAAAACGCCATCTTATCTTTATGAAAAAATGAATTGAATTTAAAGTGCTGTTCTCCATGCACTTCTACAATTAGACTTCTATTTGGGACATAAAGGTCTGCGTACAATAGAGACCTCCTAGAACCCGTCTTGGTTCCGGGAAGTGTAACCTCTTCTAATATTCTATCATATGGAAATATCTCTTTCAACAGTAATCTAGCTTTTTTATGTAAAGAAGACCTGTTTTTTTCACTTACTGAAGCTTGACTTCTAGAGGGGTTCCATTTCCAAATTTTACCATCAAGGCCAGATACATTCATTAAAGCATCCCCTTGATTTCTTTTTCTAGTATATCAAACACTTCTTCATTAGCCAGTAGAAAATTGTACAGCCTCTCTTGACCTTGAAATTTAACAGCCTTCAAAACTGCCTCAGTATCTTCTATGTTTGTTTCAGGTTTTATCTTCTTCACAACATCTGTAAAAGCAACCATAAACTCACATGTGAACCAAGCTCCAGCCTTACCGATAAGACCTAAATCCAAACCAAGCATAATAAGCTCTTGGATTTTATCTACACCGTGACCATATTTGATCCAGCTTTGACATTCTGTTCCGGGCGATCCCATAGATGAACAAACAACTTTCCAGTTCACGGCTTGGCCAACCTGACGATCACTTTGAACCCAAGGGGTGATAGATTTTACTTCCATTCTTGTGTCGGCTTGGTATTGAATTTTTCTACCGCAGTCTGGCATCCTTGATGCTCCGTAGCCTGAAGTATTAGCAATAAAGTGTGTGATGATAATCAGAGTTGCTTTTTGATTTGGTACAATCTGACCCATCTTTTTGCAGAAAACAGATAAGACTTTTGGTAGTCCTGCTCGTCCGGGAGTCATATCCCCATCTAATTCTTTTGCTGGCATGAGAGCAGATGTTGAGTCGATGATGCAAACACAACCCTCATTTTCTTTTGCGCTAACCAATTTAACAGCAATATCTAGAAAGGTTTCTGCGCTCAAAGGTTCATCTTCAGAATGAATGATTTGCATTTTCTCTTTGTCTAAGCCATCCACACCAAGTAGATTCATTTCTTTCAGTCTACCTTCAGCGTCAAGATAGATGATTGGACGGCCTTCTTTCTGGCAGTTAGCGGCGATTTGTAGTGCTGTTGTTGTCTTGCCACACTTAGGATCTCCAGTTAGTATTACCCAAGAGCCTTCTTTAATCCCTCCACCTAATGCTAAGTCAATAGCGGGACTGACAGTGACAACCTTATAATCTTTTCTGCGCTCTAGGACTTGGTTACCAGTCGAAATTACATTACCGTATTTCTTTATGATCTCTTTTACAAACGCCGGATCAGTCTTTTTTGTCTTTGCCATTTGAGTTCCTCAATTTAGAAAAAAGAGATTTGTTGCCAAAGCTCTTCATGGGTTTTACATTTATGTTATCTTCTTCTACTTCAATAATATCACGCTGCTTAGGTTTTGGCCTTGAGTCTAAAAGCTTTTTATGATTTTTAACCTCATCTTTTACCCACTTAGGAAGTGCAGAGTATACTCGCTTATTTTTATTTATGATGTAGTCATAGACAGCATCCTCGCCAAATTCAGAAATCATTTTATAGACCTCTTGAACTTGACGCTGATACTGTTTCTTGCGAGTTTTATTCCAGAACTTATAAGACAAAGAGCCTTCATTTTCTCTCTCTGCCTTACGTTGAACCAATATTTCAGCGATGTATTGGCCTATGGTGCAATAATCACCCGTTGAGGGTGACTTGAACCTGCTCGTTTTGCTTCTTTGTTTCGTCATTTTTCCAAATCATCCAAGAAAGATTTTCCTGAGTCATCATTCTTTTCTGAGTAAATTCCATAAATTCGCACTCTGGCCAACTATATTTCTTTACTTCTACCTCAAGATTATCATTTAATAAACCAAATGTCATGTGCTGGTAAGACGGGCCGTCTCCAGTCACCATATCAATATCTTTTGAGAAACCTCTAGCAATGAAAAAACCATCAAGGCCATTCTCGTTCTCAAAAACAACTTCTTCAGGTGCGCCTATTACAATTACTTGCGCCTTTGCAACACACCTACCGTTTTCTTCACAAAACCTTTGTAATCTAAGCCACGGACTTTCCTGCACTCCCGGACGCTCATAGTCGCCCCATACGATAGTACCATCATCCAATGTACATTTCCAAGTCATAGAAATGTCTTCCATAATTAGCTTACGGATATGCTCATCTCGAACAGTACAAATCATATCAGTCTCCTTTAATTTTGTGGATCGAACCTCTGTGTCGAGGTGCTATGTTAACTTTTTCTGCCAACCTGTCTGGCTTACTGATGTCTCCAGCTGCCGATGCTTGTTCTGTCATTGTTACAGCGCCGTAGCGGTCATTTCTTGCCATGAGCTCGCCAGCCTTTGGAAGTGCTGGTTCTTCATCACTATCATCTTTCTTTGTACCTGTAATAGCAGCGGAAACTGCTGGCTCTTTTTTGTTAGAGTCATCCAGTGCCTGTTGCTCAGCTAGCTTTGCTAGATGTTTACTAACAGACTTTTCGGATCTGTCAAGCTCTTCTGCAATTTCATCAGCAGCTAATCCTTGATTGTCCTCGATATACTGTTTTTCGCTTTTAGAAAGCGGGCCCTTTTTAGTCATTTTAATCCTCCATTAAAGATCTTCTTGCGCGAGTCAAAAAGATTCTATCTCTCTTTGTTAAATATTCTAAATAGTAAGCATACACGTCTTCTTTAACTTTTCTAAAGTCAAAGTATGGTCTATTGTGCATATTCTTGTCTGCTCCATAAGGATCAAACAAATCGCCTCGACCATATTTAATATAGTAGGTGTTGAATTCACCATTTTCTACAATCTTGACGAAGGCATCTCGCTCTTTAACTTCACTTCCTTTGGCTCCGATAAATGTAGTTAGTTTTTCGGGAACTTTAGGCAAGTTTAAATGTGAGATATCTTCTCTTTCTCCTCTAGCCATCTAATTTCTCCAGTAGCTCTTTAATTTTTTTAATACAATCGGCCCTATCAAAGCCATCAATGCACATCTTGGCATGTCTTCCAATGTTATATCTAGAAAGTTCTTCTTCACTTGCTGGAATTGGATCTAGATCACCATTCTTCAAAACTTCGTGAACCGCTATTCCGATATGAATAATTGCTTTGTGCGGTAAATTAGCTCTATCAGTCATCACTCGCCCTTTTCTATAAACTTCATTTTTTGTGCAGTTGACATCTTATTTATTTTGTTTCTTCGTTGATTGACTTCTCGGTCTTTTTTGACCTTGTCCATGTTGTCAGCCTGCATCTTGTCTTGCAGTTCATAATTACCTAATTTTTGGGTATTTCTGTCGGCTAGATGTTTAATAGTGGTAGGCTCCCCTTTTACTGAGATGTGGGGAGCATTTAAGATAACTCTTCTAAACTTGTGCTTCTTGCATTCTGGACACCTAACAAGAGGTTTCTCGGAAAACTTTTGAAAAACTTCTTTGTAGTACCCGCACTCGCTGCACTCGTAATCGTAAGTTGGCATTTAAAACTCCTATAAATAGTCTATCAATATTATAGATCTACTTATCAAGTTTGACATCCACTTTTTGGAAATTTTCAGCAAATTCTTGGAGAGTGCTTATTGTAACTTCTCTAGCTACTTTTGTTGCGGCTTCTGTCGCATACGCTTCTACCTCTACAGGTAGCTCGTCAGAAAGAGCCTGTAAGAATGTTTCAAACTTCATAGCTGTATCAGTTTGTATCGTATGCCCCTGATAAATTCCTTCTTCTAAGATGCTAAGTCTTTGGTTTATTTGTGCATTATTGTACTCAGATCTAACACCTATTATTAAAATAGCCGCCAAAAAGATCCCTCTAAAAATATTTGACTGGTTCATTTTCATCTTCTTCTTTGTTTAGTGTCATTAGAATTTTGGACACAATACCGCTACGCACAATATCGCTATAATCCAGTTTACAAACACCAACACCAGAAACCTCAACGAGTTTATCCATGCATGTCTTAAGACCGCCTTGATGTTTGCCTAAGTCGGACTGTCTTAGGTCTCCATTTATCACAGCTTTGGAATCCTTTCCAATTCTAGTAATAAACATTTTGATTTGTTCAAACGTAGCGTTTTGCGCTTCGTCTAAGATCATAAAACAATTATGAAAGTTTCGCCCTCTCATATATTCTAAAGGACATAACTCAATAATATTTCTATTTCTGTAAGTCTCAACGGTATTTCTAGTGAGATAATGATTCATCTCTTCTAATATAGGTATTAGGTATGGATTTATTTTTTCAACCAGAGTTCCCGGAAGATGTCCCAAACCCCTGCCAGATTCAACCACTGGTCTTGTAATAATAATCTTGTCTACTTTCTTTTCAATTAAATATTCACAAGCCATTCCCACAGAAACACTTGTTTTACCAGATCCAGCAGGCCCAGAACAAAAAGTGACATCAGACTTGTTTATACTCTGCATGTATGTTTCTTGGTTGCGTGTTTTAGGCCGTAGTATCTTTCTTCTTTGTCTTGTTGTTTTTGGTTTTTTTGCTTGTCTTGCCATTAATTATTCTCTACTGTTATAGTTTTAATTTCTGAACCCTGACACATTGGACACATCGGCTGTGAGCCGGGTTTGTGTATGCCTAATTGGTGGTGAGTCATAAGTATTGCTTGCATTATCTGTGAATCTCTGAGTCTTGCGTGTAAAGGCAATTCTCTCAGGTCTTCTTCTATAGGAATCTTAACCTCTATTATATTGCTCCTATTCATTATATGTCTATACATATAGAAAGAGCCCGCTAAATTCAACAAAGATAGAGAAAAAAGCACGTAAACTGCGTTCTTGTAGAATTTCATTATATTAACTAAACAGTTCGGTTATAACCTTACCGGAGTTAGCGATCTTCATAGGTCTACCACTGTTGCTAGTAAACGTAGTACCCAAAGAGATACCAAGTGCTTTGCATACGGAAGCCATAACATCCTGAGATGTATATGGTTCAGTTTCCACACGAGTACCATCTGAGTTTGTTTCGCCAATGGCTATGCCACCATTCATTCCAGCTCCACCAACAACAACGCTCCAGCTTCGTGCCCAATGGTCACGGCCAGCATTACCATTGATACGAGGAGTCCTACTGAACTCACCCATCCAAATAATCGCTGTATCTTGTAATAATCCACGCTGTTCTAAGTCTTCATACAGTGCGCTCATGCCTTGATCTAACATGGGCAGTTTCGTGTCTCTTAGTGTAGGGAAAATGTTCTGATGATTGTCCCAACCACCTAGATTAACTTCAATGAATGGTACTCCTGCTTCGACTAAACGTCGTGCCATCAAGCATCCCTTTCCAAAGTTATTGTCTCCATATCTTTCTTTTATATTGTCAGGCTCGCTAGCCACTTTAAGTGCATCCATTTGGGAGCTTGTTAGAACATTAAATGTCTCTTTAAGGATCGCCTGATGTTCTTTTGCTAATGACCCTCTTCTCTGGTTTATAAAATTATTTTCAATAGCATCTAAAGCGTAAGCTCTTTGGTAAAATCTTTCGTCTATTTTCATGTTTAGATTTCTAATTCTACCATCGCTATTTACCATAAACGGATTGTATTTAGCTCCCAGAAAACCTGCACCCATGCTTCCTCCTCCCACCGAGATGAACTGGGGGATTGCCAAATCATTCCGTCTTAATTGATGGGATAGGACAGATCCATAGCTAGGGTGGTCAATACTAGGATTAGGCACATAGCCAGTATGCATATAATAACGCCCGCGCATGTGGTCAGCTTCACGAGTGCTCATACTGCGAATGATAGCAGCGTTGTGCATCTGTTTAGCCATAAGTGGCATATGCTCAGTGATTTGAACGTCGCCACTGGTGGCAATAGGACGAAAAGGCCCTCCGGTTGGAGCACCGGATTTTAAGTCCCAGATGTCCATCGTTGAAGGGCCACCGCCCATCCATAATAAGATCGCTGACTTTCCATTCTTTTTTAATTGGTCTTCATTTGCTTTTACTGTCTCTGCTAAAGACATGGCGCTCATCACAGATGTCAGAAAGGTACGTCTTTTCATAATTTTATCCTTATACTGTTATTATCAATTGAGCAGCTTTTGAATCTGCGAGCCTTCCGAATGTAGCAAGCCTACTACTGCTAGCACCTATTGAATTAACATAAATTACAATATTTATATCATTTCCTGTAGACCATCCAGACCTATCTACAATTTCTTGTATAACAGTTTTAATATCAGGTGATGTATGCGGAGCGGCTACAGCTATAGATGAATATGTAACCTGTGCCGTAGTATAGCTTGTTTTGCTACCCTGAAAGCCAGCAGAAGGTTGTGGAGCATCGTCTGTGTCTATCGCTGCGATTAAGAAATCTCCTGTTCCAGTCAATGAATTAACATATGGTTTTAAAATAGCACTTGAAACCGTAGCGCCTTGATCTATTGCAACACTTTGAAAACGAAAATATGCAGCGGCCCAATTATGGGTGAATTCTTCATCATCATAGTTAGCTCCAATAAGGTAAAGGGCATTCTGATTAATGCCGTTAAATGAACTGGGGCAGGGCATGGGATCACTACCAATACTTTCATTGTTTCTGAAAAATCGCCCGTTGTCGTTGTTTGCGCTAATTGTATAGGTCGTAGACCCTCCACCGCCGCCTCCGCCGCCTCCACCATCACCGTAACCGCCTCTGCCTGCGCCTAATAGTAATAAATCACTCATAATATCATCTCCGTATTTTGTTTACCATCTAAATTGAAAAAAGAAGCCGTGAAATGGGCCCGGATAGACCGGCATTGGTTGAGGTTGAATAATCACAGGTGGATAATAAGAAGGAACTCTGTAATATCTAAAATGTGGATTAACAGGCCTGTAATAATTGTAGTAATTATAAAAACCAAAACTGTGTCTAGTCTCAACTTTTGGTCGCTGAGTCTGAGGTTGAGGCTGTGGCTTCTGCCACTGTTGTTTTCCAAAACCTTGTGGTCGCTGAATTGGCACACCAAAACCCTTTGGTAGAGGTTTTGCATCCTGTGCCGGTTTTGCTGCGTTTGGGACTTGTGGTCTTTGTGGTGCTGGCCTAGTAAATTTCGGGTTAGGTTGCACTCTTGGTGCTTGAATTACTTTGCGCGTTGGTTGTTCTGCAGATACAGATAATGGCACAAACAATAAGCATAATAGTGATGCTAAATATTTCATTATATTAACTCCTTTAATGGTTCTCTGTGATCTAGAAGATATTGAGGTCTTCCAGTATTGTCTAATAAGGTTGTGGACATAGTGTCAATTCCTAAAGCCCTATACATTGTAGCACATATCTCTTGAATATGCACTGGTCTAGATTCAGGGATTTCACCAAGTCTATTTGTTTCTCCAACAGTTTGTCCGTGATTAAATCCTCCTCCT